GACTATTAGAATCCTTAAAAATCGTTATTCAGGCGAAACAGGTACGTGCGGAACGCTCGACTACAACTTAAACACTTGCAGATTCACAGAAAATGAAGCTGAACCCGAATTCAACCCGTCCACAGATTTTTAAACACTATGAACATCCTTGGTATAAATTTTTAAATAAACCTAACCCACCTACGCAGCAAGCAGTTGACAAAGCAAAATTCAAAGACAAAACGTTTGACTGGAATAGGTCCAGTGATAATAGACCTAGAGGCAAACGGTCTACTAAATGATGCTTCCAGGATTCACTGTGCTGTACTCCACTATCTTGATATCAATGAAACAATTTCGTACAACGATGAATGCCCTGGCAAAGGGATGTCTTCGCCTGTGGTTAGAGCAGTCCAACACATCGAAATGGCTGATTACATTATCGGGCATAATATCGTGGGTTATGATCTCCCTCTTCTTAAAGCTATCTATCCTTTCTTTAATCCCATTGGTGTTGTTATTGATACTCTCCTTTTATCTAGGTTATATCATCCGAACTTACTCGATATAGATAAAGCACGTGCATGGCCACACATGCCATTACAATTATATGGACGCCACTCCCTTGAGTCCTATGGATATCGGTTAGGAGAATACAAAGGAAACTTTGCTAAGACAACTGACTGGAAAGATTGGTCTCAGGAAATGGAAGACTATTGCGTCCAAGACGTTAATGTTACCAGAAAATTATGGAATCATTTCCTAAAATACCTGAATGGATCACAATCGAACATCAGGTAGCTCAAATACTTACACAACAGGAGATCCATGGATGGTACTTTGATGAACCAGCTGCACGGAAACTTGAATCTACTCTCAGAAGAGAATATGAAGAAACTACGCAGCTACTACGAAACAGGCATCCTTTCGTCAGAGGATCAGAATTCACTCCTAAACGAACTAATGCTAGAACAGGATACGTTGAAGGAGCTACACTCACTAAACTAAAGGATTTCAACCCCACTAGCAGGGATCATATATCATGGATCTTACAAACACACTATGGTTGGACGCCTACATCACTGACTGCATCAGGGAAGGCGGTTATAGACGAGACCGTCTTAAAAGAACTTGGGACGGATATTGCTCTGAGTTTTCTGAAACTCTTGGATCTGACAAAGCAGCTTGGGATGATATCAGAAGGCGTGAACGCATGGCAGAAGCTATGTACGAAGTCTAGGATACATCACCATTGTTCAGTAGCAACAGCTACATTTAGATGCGCCCACCGTACTCCGAATCTCGGACAAGTGCCTAGTGATGAAAGATTTCGACGTTTGTTTATTGCTACTCCAGGTAAAAGATTGGCTGCTGCTGATCTTAGCGGGATTGAGTTACGCATGCTTGCTCACTATCTCGGCAGATTTGACGACGGGCGATACGCTCGAGTGCTTATCGAAGGGGACATACACCAAGAAAATGCAGACAAGATTGGAATATCTAGAAAACAAGTTAAGACAGTAACCTATGCCTTCCTTTATGGGGCAGGTGATATTAAAATTGGACACTCCTATGACAAATTACTTTCCGAGAACAAGGCGAGAAAGAAAGGTAAAGAGATTCGGGAAGCGTATATCGACGCTATTCCTGGACTTAAAGAACTCCTGGAAGGCGTACACAAGGCTAGTGAGAGGGGTTATGTACTGGGGCTAGATAAGAGAAAGATATTAGTAGATAAGAAACATAAATCATTAAACTACCTTTTGCAAGGGTCGGCTGCAATCGTAGCGAAAAAATGGATGGTTATTACCAATGACCATATCAAACAAATGGATTTACACTGTCACCAGCTCGCTTTTATTCATGACGAGTTGCAGTTTGAATCTGAACCAGAACATGTTGATGATCTCAAATCTCTTCTTGTTCTCTCCGCTGCTGAAGCAGGCGAGTATTACAATATGCGAATACCCGTAGGTGCTGAAGCTAAAGACGGAGCCACCTGGGCTGACACCCACTAATATATGAAAATACTATGTGATGCGGACTTCATCGTCTACAAAGCGTGTGCGGCTGCAGAGAGTGAAGTGGACTTTGGTAACGATGTTATCCTTGTCACTTCTAACTTTAGCGACGCATACAATGCAACAAAACGAGAACTTACCAAGATTCAAAACAAACTTGGGACATTCTCTGATATAATACTGTTCTTTTCGGACAGTACAAATTTTAGAAAAAAAATCTTACCAGAATACAAGGGGCATCGTAATAGAAAAAAACCTTGTGGATACAAGCGTGTAATAGAGGCTTTAAAGAAAGAGTATAAGGTTATTATTAAACCTGGACTTGAAGCTGACGATACCATGGGCGTTTACGCCACGAAATATCCTGGTAATATAATAGCCTCACCTGATAAGGATATGAGGCAAATACCTGGGCAACTATATAACTTCGAAGAAGTTTTCACAATCGATCCAGATGAGGGTGCTAAATGGCATCTGATTCAGACGTGTGCTGGAGATCAAACCGATGGTTATAGTGGTGTACCAGGTATTGGAGTCAAAAGAGCTACAACTATTTTCGAAGAGAAAGGTTATAGCTGGAAGACAGTAGTTGGTATGTTCGAAGAAAAAGGATATACACAAGTAACTGCTTTAGCTAATGCTAGACTCGCACGAATCTTAACAGTTGATGATTATGACTTCGACAAAAAAGAACCAAAGTTATGGACCCCCTCCTCCGATTACAGAATTGACGATGGAGCAGGATCTAGAGCTAAGAAAACTAGAACTAAGTCTAAATAGCGGCAAGGTCAATTATGAAGATGTTGTCACTGTATTCTTAGCCATGCAAAGGCAAAACTTTGTCATGGGAAATTCAATAAAAAATTTAATTGACAAATGGCCAAAGGTCCATCCTACTATCAACGAGGTACCTGCGATGTTTGGGATTTTATTAGACAACAGGAACTAAACTTCCACCTCGGCAATGCTATTAAATATATCTGCAGAGCAGGTTATAAGGATAGCAAGATACAAGACTTAGAAAAAGCAATCCACTATTTAGAAAACGAACTACACCATGAAGAAGAGCTTCTTATCAAATCAGGCGAAGGAATTCCGATCGAAGTACGAGATCAAAAACTCACAATCGAGAGGGACACGTACATATCAGACAAATCTGATTGTTGAAGAGTTTAAAGAGTTCTTAGAAGCTGAATCACATTTATATAGGGATAACCCTACTGTAACTGCTGAAGCTTTGAAGGAGTTAGCTGATCTAGTCTATGTATGCTACCAATATGCTGAGAATATGAACTGGTTCTTAGATGAAGCCCTAAACAGAGTACACGAAAGTAATATGTCCAAGCTCGGTGAGGACGGTAAACCAATATACCGAGAAGATGGAAAGGTTCTTAAAGGACCAAATTATAAACCACCTGATCTATCTGATTTACTATGACAGCAGAATTAATCTCCCGTACTGGTCGGGTCCAACAGTGGTTGGATAACCCAGAATCAAGACTTCCAGTGAGTTGTACGGTATTTGTCGTAGAGGACTCTATGGAAGGTGAAAATGGAATCGAAGCAAGTTGGAGGTACGTCTCGCATGGACTCAGATATGGAGCAGGCGTTGCTGTCCATCTATCTAAGCTCAGACCCAGAGGAAGTGAAAACGGAAAAGGTCTTACAGCTTCTGGCCCAGTATCATTCGCTAAAATCTATTCAACATTAAATGAAACACTTAGACGGGGCGGCCATTATAAGAACGGTGCGGTGGTTGCCCATTTGGATATTAATCACCCCGATATTCTTGAGTTCGTGCAGCTTGAAAGGCATGATGCTCCGTGGATTAAAAGATGCGTCGATCTCGATACCGGACTCTGGAATTCCACAGAAGCCAGAGTTAAAGATGCCATCCTCCACGGAATTAAATCCGGGGATATCTGGCTTAACAAAATAAAATATCAATACGGAAAAAGAATTTATGGCAACGTCTGTCTTGAAGTTTACCTGCCCTCACGAGGAACTTGCTTGCTCCAACATACCAATTTGTCTGCCTGTGATACACGGGATCTCAAAAAAGCTTTTGCTCAAGGTATGTCCGAGCTGTGCGATCTCCATGGCAGAACAGGTGTTGGAGGGTCTGGAGAATACTTATCCCCGAGTGAAGACAGGCAAGTCGGGCTCGGAATGCTTGGCTTGGCCAACTTCCTCCGACGTCACGACTTAACTTATAAAGAGTTTGGTTATGCATTAGAATCAGTAAACTCTCAGCAATCTAAA